CAAGATCAACCCAACGTCGTACTGTTCGTGAGTTGCGTCCAATGAGCTTTGCAGCTTGCCCCGTTGTTAGGGACTTTCTATTTTCATTTGTCATGTGCACATCCTAAACTGTCCGTAGTGACCATTTGACCATTGCCGCATGGTGTTTTATCAGCGGACATAAACATAAAAATAAATTATGTTGTACAATCCGCATGCGATTAACCGGTTTACCTGGCGGTTCTCCGGTTAATCGTCCAACATACATTCAACCATAGTTCCCCAACAATAACCATCTTCTGTCCACCAAAGATTCATGGACACTTGCCAAATTACAAACAAACCAATCAAGATCAATACAGCACGAACTCGTTTACCACGTTTAGTTAGTTTCATTATTAGTCTCCTTAGTTTGTTGACAAGAACAGACTTCCACATCGTATTCCTCCTTGTAGGAATGATAAATGTATCCACGTCCATAACATAGATTACAAGTCATTGGAATCCTCCAGATCCAAAGCAATTTCCGAATTGATACAAGTCTGCACGCTGCAAACCCAACGTTGCAATCCACCATAAGTTCTACTAGAAATGGTCACATCAGAACCACATGCTGCACATTTCAGTTTGCCAGATTTAGTTGTCATGGCATTCTCCAATATCCATAGACGCATCTAGTACCGTCTCTTGACGGATCATGAGTGTCATGAATGACTCCATCTACAATAGCAACAATATGCTTTGAGACACTAGCAATAATTTTGCCACTAGGTAATTCAGATTCTCGTAAATGGACTTTACAACCAGAACCAATAGCCATAGTAGGAGTCCATTCAAATCCTAAATCTTTCATGATTTTTCTAACTGTGGCATTGCGGACTCCAGTTCTAGAATTAGACTTTTTCTGTTTACTGGATTTCCGTTCTTGACTGCCATAACTATTGACCAGATCATAAACTTCCTGATATGGCTTATTAGTCACTATCGCTATTGCTCTAGTAACGCAATCTGAAGTAGATCCGCGGTAACCCGCAATTGATCTACCACCATCATTATATTCGTACTTCATTTTTCCTCCTGGCGGTTAGTGGTACTGGACCATTATACACTGCGGACTTTTTGAGTCGTAAGTTTATCGTGCAATTCGGCACAATTTGTGCATATACTTGCAATGAAACGCTGACCGTTGTCATATTGATACCAACGATTTTGCGTACTGTTGGTTTCCCAACCACACATCTGACAAATCTTCATTATTCAGATCCTCTCATTAGTCTGCCCCATACTGCAAGCATTTCAATTTCTGATTCGAAACGTCCATCAGCTTTTGCACGGTCAATGATGTCATTGACGCTAGATAGTTCAGGATAATCTGAACGAAGTTTTGCAGCAAACTGAGTTGCCCATTCTTTAGTTAAGTGAGTCATTACTTCATGTCCCGTTCTACTGAAGCAGCAATTGAAAGTACCAATTTGTCTGCCATATCTTTTTGTGATGCAGTCCATCGTGCATAGTATTCAGAATATTCTTCAAGTGAAGAAGATCCTTCAGCATAGTTGTAAACAATTTTTGTAATCATGTGATCTGTTGGAAGTCCAGTGCGATTCGTCCAAGCAATCTGAGCTTGTGACAACTTGTCCATAACACGTGGACCTTCTTCAGTACGTTCAAAAGTTCCATCACGATTTATATCGTAGTCGATTCCATCTTTGAAATATAGACGTGTAACTTTTGTATATGAAGGATTTGCAACTTCAACTCCGTTACCAAAGAATTCTGCTTTACCTTCACGAATTCCACGTAGAACATACTTGATTCTACGATTTACTTCAGCTTCATTTTGAGCATCATCGATGTCGTAGTATTCTCCACCACATCCACACGCGCAACCAGTATCTCCACGATAAGTTTTTTCTACATCTACTAGTGCAACTTCAGTTACTGCAGTTTTTGTGTTTGTACGCATTTTCTTCTCCTGGCGGTTTAGGTAAGCGGTTGCTTACAAGGACCAATATACACTGAATGTGGACAAATATCCACCATTTGTGGAAATGTTTCTAAAAGATCTTATTTACTAGAACATCTGTTCTGGCCGGTGGCACATAAGTTAACCAGAGCCACCAGGATCCACCAGGACGCGGGTCCATTTGTGGTGAGTATAAATATACTCGGATCGATATGTCCGTGGTTCTGGGACAAACCTGGCCGCTTGATTTGGACTAAACGGACTCCAAAAGGTTCCAAAAGGTTCCAAAAGGTTCCCATAAGATCTTATTCAATAGAGTGTACAAATACCGGTGGACAGTATTGAATGTACCTATGAGCAACCGCTCATACCAACCGCCAGGAGGATCCAAATGGGAATCGCAATCGGAACTACAATCACAGTTACATTCGATGCAAAGCAAATTGCACAACTTGATTGCTTACTTCAAGAAGCAGAAATGCATCTTTATACAGAACCTTCAATGATTGAATACAAAAAAAATATTGAAGAACGAGTAAACAATATTTATCGTGCACTTCACGCTGCAGGATACCGCTAAGGACGAAACACTCCGCAAGGAGTGTCCAGTGTTAAATGACACTGCTGATGAGTCCATCAGAATAAATCGCCAGGAGGAAAAAATGTCAGTACAAATCCAGAACGCAGCACGTCGCAAGGCTCCATGGATCAGCACAGCAACATGGGTAAATACAAGTGACGAGCAAATCTCTGCAGCTCAAGTTCTTGAGAATGCAAATCTTGATTGGGAAGTTCAACACACTCCACTTTCAACTACAGCAATTAACAATGACGGTGTGACAGTCGTCAAACTTGAAGACAAAGTTGCTACAACTCGTCTCAATAAGGACGGATCAGCTTCTGTTCTTGGTATTACTTCTCCTACATATACAATTGTCCAGAATAACGACATTGTCAACATTGTGGACTCTGTTATGTACGAAGCCGGTGCAATTTACCAGTCAGCTGGTGAACTACGCGGTGGAAAAAAGATCTTTATGGCTGCAAAGCTTCCAGACACATTAGATCTTACTCTTAAGAATATCGATCCAATCGAATCATTCTTAGTTGCTTCAAATACTCACGATGGAACAGATTCACTCCGCTTTGAAATCAAATATCTTCGCTTGATCTGCACAAACGGAATGACTCGTTGGACAAATGCTTCATCTATCGCTTTCCGTCATTCAGCTCGTATGAGCGTCAAGATCGAAGATGTTCGTGAGACTCTGGGAGTTGTTCTTAAGTCAAATCAAGAGTTTAACCTCCTATCTTCTGCTCTTCTTGAGAAGAAAGTCGCTAACTCTGACTTCTGGTCAATCGTCAAGGATGTTCTTCCACTAGATGAGAACAACATGACTGAGCGTCAACAGAACAATGTTCGTGAGCGTCAGCAGACTCTTCTAGGTATCTGGAACGGACCAACTCAGGAAAATATCAAAGGAACTGCATGGGGAATTGTCAATGCATTCACAGAGTACGAACAATGGACTCGTACAACTCGTTCAGCCAATGATTTTGCAGCTGGTGAGCGATTCATGATGAATCAAGGAACATCTCTCTCAGATCGAGTCTTGGAGATGGTTCGCTAAGACAAAAAGAAAAGAGCCCCTGCCGAAAGGCAGGGGCTTCTTTTTTGCTTCTTTTAATCTAAAAATGCAATGTGATTCTTTCCAGCTTTTGTCTGTAAGGCTATTTGGACTTGACCACCACTATTGATATCGAATCGGATTGCTGTTTTAACCGCTTGTTCTAAGATCTCGATTGCTTCTTCATATTCATCTGCTTCATCAATTCCTAGCGCGTGAGCAGCTCCAAGAGCAAGTTTGGCGCCTGTTCCTGTGGTGTAAACTTTGTCTTTTGTCTTCTCTAATCCATAGACTTCATCAATAAAGTACAAAGTTCCATTAACGGCAACTATGAAATCATTCTCAAACGATGATGGATAGCCTTCAGACTTAATGTCATAACCTGAGATTCCAAAGGTTTTGCGTAGATTTGGCACAAACTGAGTCACCATAAATCTATCTAGATTTTTAGATCTTGGAGGTGCTGGTGGATTAAAAGCATGTTGGATCAGATTCATGCCTCGGACTAAACCTGCAGCAGAAACTAAGTATTTGCCATTTTCAGCAATTTTGCCCATAGGCGAACAATCAGCTCTCATGTCATAACCAGTTGTTTGCGTATCTGCAGCAATGATGCAATAGTCATCATGTTGGTATGCAATGAGTGTTGTCATTATTCCTCCGTAGCCAGTTCTCCGCCAATAGCCATATAAGCTGCACCATCTACCCAACCATCTAATTTCTCAGGTGATTGGACTAATCGAGCAACTTTGACTTGATTCATACATAATGCAACTTGCCAAGGTTCTACGGTAATACCTAAAACTACACTCCAAAGCTTTGCAATGCGGTCGTGGTTCTGTTGTGGAGTTCCATAATCTGCTTGCCTATCGTTATAAATTAAATGTGTCGCTTCGTCTAAGATCTCTTTGCGATTCATTAGTCTAACCAAACTTGATAACAAGCAGTGACACGACCTCGTTCGGGATCAATGAAGTGGAGTCTTTGAGAAGGAACACCTGAGGCGGCCATAGAGTCGCGCGCGTACCTATTATCGGACTCTGTTGAACCGGTCCAATATACTGATCCAAGACCATCTGATAACGGTTCTTGTGCATGACGATGGTAATGACCCAAGTATATGTCTTGAAAGTTCCAGTCGTAAGCTCCAGCTTTCCATCTGTTTCCTGCTGCTTGCCATCCGGCCGGAGAAGCAAAACCAGATCTACCAACTTCATCGCCATGCATAAGAAGAGCTCGATAGTTGCCGATCTCAATGCGCTGAATATCTTCAACACCATGGCGTGGATCCCATGTCAGTCTTTTAGCAGTCGCTTCTTCAGAACATAGTAACTGACGAGCCAACTCATAACACATACGGTCAAAATTATCAGACTTCGGTACGTCCGCTCTTTTGTTTCCGATTCGGCCATGATTTCCCCATTCTGCAATAACAGTTACGTGGTTATAAACTGCTAATGCTTGTCGTACAACATCTACAATTAAACGACTAACTGTTATGTATTGGTCATATAAACTAAGATCTATTTCCCACAATTGAGCAGGATAGTTAAAAAGACCTTCAACCATATCTCCGCCAAAGCAGATTACAACATCATTGACTGGATGGTCTTGTCTTTGTATTTCAGTAATTTTTGTTGCTTTGATTGTAAAGTCCATAACTCTAGTTCTCATAATTTCTGAGTTATAACTAGGAGTTACTTTTGCTCCTTGCCAATCGGTAAGATGCCACAAAGCAACTTCTGCTCTTTTGCGGCGTTTATCTACCTTTGGACCTTCTATTGGCTTCATTGGACCTAAAGCCAAAGTTGCATCTTTACATGCTTGGATTGTTGCTTCTACTAATTCTTCTGTCCGTTGTTTTGCTTTGGACAATTCTTTTTGAGTTCTGACAAGTGTCTGACGCAATTCTGCAACTGATTCATCTACTTCAATTTGTAGTTTTTTTGCGTCATCAGACAGAGTCATAAATTCCTAAAACACGGGCATTGTTTTTTTCTATGGACAGTAACTGCAGTATTTCCTACTTGGAAATTATGTGCTCTTAAAAGATTCACAATTTGCATAATAGTAACTTTTGATTCAATTAACTTTTCTAAGGCTTCAGCATCGGATGGAAGTAGTTCAGACTTTATTTTTCCAACCACACAGAGTACTTTACCGTGATTGTTCAAAAGATCTTGTATAGCTTTTGATAAGTCCCCCGAGCTCATCATTAGTTACTTCCTAATCCGTATTCTTTTTCTTTTGGATCAATTGCTTTTACAACTGGAGCAATAATAGATCCAAGTAGTACTGCATACTCAGGACGCATATCTGCTACAATTGCAAGAATTACAGTAATACCTGATGCTGCGACTGCTCTTAGATAAGATTTAATTGCTGCTTTGTGCTTTGGCTTAAGTTTCATGACACTCCTTTAGTTCTTTGGACGTGCAATTGCCATAATTGTATCGTACTTTCTGCGTTTTAGATAGAACCCATCACCATTGGATTGGCTACCTGTTTTATTGTCCGACGTATTACCTTCCCATACATTTACGTATTTTAAGGTGGTATTGTGATACTGGACAATTCCTACATGATCTGGTTGAGCATCTGCATCAAACTGGAAAAATACAAGATCTCCACGTTTTGCTTGACCAATCGGTATTAACTGATTGTTTTTTGTTAAATACTTTAACCATTCATCGCATGAAGCGTAGCCTTTTGGTTTGCTTTTTGGTGCAACTTTATCTATTAAACCTGCTTCATGGTAAACTTTTGATGCTGCCATTGCGCACCAAGGTTGGTTATTAAGTCCAAACCACTTGCCGAAAACTGTATCGTTGTTTTTGCCTTCGGTATAACCGATATAACTATCTGCTATTTCTTTTAGGTTTTTCACTTTTGCCCCCATTTGTAAGCATTGTTATTACTAATTCCATTTGTGTTTCTAATCTAGTCACTGAGTCTTTTAGACTAGATCCTCCATTTGGCTTTAATTCATTTAGGAAATGTTTTACAAGCCATCTTACGGCCATGACAAACGAACCTAGTATTGATATGACCGCAAGTATTAGTGCAGCCCAGTCATTCACGGTCATTCTTCTCCTTGAGTGCTTTTTCGAGGTCCCCCACTCTAGCCGTCAACATTGCTTTATCTAGAGCTAGCAGACCAATCTGCTCTCTTAGTACAGCAATAACAACATTGATGTCTAGTTCTGTTTTGTCGTCCATTTTATCCCCTTTATTTTAACAGTTTAATAAAAATTATTGGCAAATCGGGATGTAATGGTTGTGCAATTACTTTTGCTTGATCTTTGTCGTCAGCTCGTACTTTTTCTTGAATCAGTATTCCATCATCATTAAAACCAACTGAATAATTATGCATTATTACCCTCAAGTATTTCTACTCGTTTATAAAGATCTTGAATTAAAGCAAGTAAACCTGGAACAACATATCTATCATTCCATGACTCAATAATACCTTCAACCTGATCAGCAGCTACAGAATATGCTGTTGCTACTTCTTCAGCAATAAAACCAGGTATCAATGAACCAGATCTATCATCGGCAGAATCTAAATAATCGGACTTATATCTAAAAGCTCTTACAGGTAAATCAAGTAATTTTTTTGGATCTAAATCTGCAATTGTCCGAATATCGACAATGTCTTGTTTATAACGTTGACTTGACGCAGTGCTACGACGAGTGAGACCAGTGGTACTTGACATCCATGTATTTGCCGCGTTTGTAGTCGTTGTAGTATCTTGATTATAGAAGTTGGCTGGTGAATACAAATCGCCGTTTGCTACCACGCCAAGCGAATTGACAGTCACGTTTTTAGTTGAACTGTAGGCTATGACTACATCGCCACTTGAAACAAAACAAAGCGGGTAGGTAGTAGCGTTTGGGTTAAAAGTGGTTCCGTAATGCATTAAAACGCCCGAAGTTACGGCTGGACCCACCCAACCAACTGTACTACTGGATTCTGTAAATGAGATTGCGTTGCTAGCCGCAGAAATAGTTACTCGTCGAGAACCTGATGAAGTGCGAAGTGTAAAAGCAGTTAGTGTACCAGCTTGTAAACGGTCCACGGTAATCGAACCTGCAGCAATTTCTGCTGCCGTGATTGTGTCAGCTGCGATTTCGGCTGCGGTAATTGTGGCACCAGCAATTTGATCTGCAGTAATTGTAGCTGTAGCAATATTGCCAGCGGTAATGGTACTGGCCGCAATTTTTGCACCTGTAATTGTGGCAGCAGCAATATTTACAGCTTGAATTGTACCGGTTGCAATTTGAGCAGATTCAATTGTACCAGCAACAAGTTTTGCTCCGGTAATTGTAGCCGCTTCAATACGAGCTGCTGCCAAAAAACCAGTTGAAATATTGCCAGCATTGATGTTTGAAACTGTGATAACAGATGCATCAATTGTACCAGCTGTTAGTTTTGTAGCAGATAATGAGGCAAGAGCATTGTCTCCTAAAGTAAAACCGCTCCAAACACCGCTAGTGTATCTATAAAACTTGTTATCGTCATCTGTATCAAACCAAAGATCACCTTCAGCATATGTACCACCAGTTGGTTGCGTTGTTTGGCGATAAATACGGTTTTTGCCATCTGCTGTTGTTTGTGCTGCATTTGCTGCGGCTGTTGCTGCTGCTGCCGCAGATGATGCCGCCGCTGCCGATGCCGATGCCGCCGCTGCCGCTGTTTCTGCCGCTGCAATTCCAAGATCTTGTACAGAAACCCAAGCAGTCCCAGTCCAGTAGTATTGTTTATTTCCATCGTCTGTATCAAACCAAACGTCACCTTCAGTTAATGGATAAACAGATCCATCTGGTGCAGTTGCTTGGCGATAAATGTGGTTTTTGCCATTAACAGATGCTTCAATAGTATTGATTTCTGTTTGAAGTTCGTCAGTCTCTTCTGTTGTTGCTGCAACAATAGGAATGATAGAAGTTTGAGTCATTCCAGTTGTAGTAACTGTAATTGGAGTGATTGTGATTTGCGGACAAAGTGGCATTATTTCCCCTAAATCGTAATCGTGTAAGGATCTACTACAGATGTGAAGTAACTAACTCTCCAATTATCTGCGGTAATTGAATGAGCTAATCCTTCTACAACACAGTTAATTGTAATGTTTCGTCCATCATAAGTTAAACGTTTTACTTGGACAAGATCATTTAGTTCTGTCTCTAGCATATCAGTCGCAAGAACACCAATATTAATTGCGGTAAAATCTATTTGTTCAGCTAATACAACTGCATCAGCATCTTTTCTAGCTGCATATAAAGCAAGATTTGCAGCACTTGCATCATTAAAAATAGGTGCGTCAAGTTTTTTAGACTTAAGTCCATATGTAGAAACGCTAGCAGTATATTTTGCAGTCTTTTGCGTCTTCTTTGGTCCTCTAAAGACTATTGCCTCATTGTAGACATAATCAGTTCCAGGATTTGTAATAATACCGTCGTAACCAACACTATTTGCATCACCTTGGTCACTGAATAGTAATCTAGTTGGACGACTAAACTTATCGGCTAATGGTACAAGAGTTGCAACTCCGGATCGACTTACATAGAATCGTCCACCGACGCAGTTAGCGCATTGTTCTAGCATTTCAAGACAACTCATGTTTTGTTTTGTCTTTTGCATGACTGTAGTTCCAGTCAAACTACGTCCCCCAGTCCATTCAGCAAGATCAAGTGCTCTAGTTGCTCGAGCAGAAGCTGTTTCTTGGAATTGACTTGTTGCTAATGCTGGAGCAATTGCCTTGGCAATTTGCGCCAGACCATCTACAAATGTCAATGAAACAGTTGGATAAATACCTTGGTTTACTTCATTGTTTTCTAAGTAACCTGTAAAAAAAGTTATGCCATTGCCTTGAATTCTTACTTGCATTCCTGCAATTAAAATTCCATACCATGGACTTGATGTATTACTTGGATCAAAAGCACCTGACTGATTATTTAGTACAACATCAGCAGTTCCAGCTTCTAAAAAATCATTTTGATATTGACGACCTCTTCGAATTTCAACTGATAGCAAAAGATCAGCACTAACCGCGGTAAAAACTCCACCGTTACTAAATGAAACTGCAAGTGTAGGTGCGTTTGTTGGCATTATAGCACCGCAAACTGACTGCCACCACGTCGGCGCATAAGAGTTGCAAGACCATTCTTGATACCATTTACAAGATCACCTTGTGAAACAACAGAACCGGCAACATTGACTGTGATATTTCCGCCATTCATTGTTGTGTTCTTGGCAATGTTTCCATGTCCAGCAGATGCTAACAATGAAATAGTCGGACTTGAAATGCCAAGTTTTGCTTGCTTAATTTGATTTTTACGAATTGCTTCAAGAGTAATTGGATCAGTTTCTTTGAGACCTTTTAGTCCAAACTTATTTCTTAGTTTCAATAATAATTCAGTTGCTTTTGTTGCATCATCTGTAGCTCCTGCAAGACCCTTTGTTGCACCGGTCATTCCTTCAATGCCCTTAGTATAATCTGAAGCTGTTGCAGAAAAACCTTTAGCATTAAAATCAAACTTACCTAATGAATCAGCAGCTTTATCTGAATCTTTATTAAACTTATTTGCTGCAACACCGATTCCAACCAAAGCAACGGCAAATGCAGCAGCACCTGCAGCAGCAGATACACCACCTGTTGCAAGAGCAGTTGCAGCAGCAGAAGCTAAAGATACTGTACGCAAAGCCTTCATGACTTTAATAATCGCCTGGATTCCTTTTACTAATCCAGCAACTGCGCCCGCAACTTTAGCTCCAAAAAATGCAGCTATAATTACTGCACCTAAAGTTGCAAATACTTTAATGTTTCTAGCAACAAAACTAAACATGTCATACATTAACTTTGCAAAAGCAATACCATATTGAATTGAAGTCTTAAATCCTGCTGCAATCTTGTCACCATTTTCGTCTACAAACTTTTGAATTGCAGGAATGGCTTTGTTAATAATAAGATCAGCAAATGATTTAATCTGTGGTAATAACTTATAACCAAGTGATTCAGATGCTTCACCAAATGCAAGTTTGATTCTTTCCATTTGTCCAGCAAATGTATTGGCAGCTGCCGCAGCAGCACCTTTTGTCTCACCTGAAATCTCTCGCATTGCTGCTGCAAAGTCTTTGGATTTAACAGTTGCTGCTGAGATCTGTGGAAATAGTTTCTTAAGTGCTCCAATATTTCCACCATATGCTTTGGAAACTAACTTAGAAGCAGTATTTAAGTCAATACCTTTTGCTGCTGCAATATCCATTGAAGCGCCAAGCAAAGACTGAGCTTTTCCAACATCACCTGTTACTGCAGCAAGTCCAGCAAGAGCTGGTCGTAATTGGTCATCTGCAATGCCAAACTCTGCTTGCATAGCCGTAATGTATTCTTCGGTTGCAGCAATAGTTGCATCTGTAGCGCCAACTGTATTTCTTAATGAATTAGCAAGAAGCGTTTGTGACTTCTGATCTTCCATTGCTGCTTTAACAGCATCATAGCCAATTTTAACAGCAAATGCTCCTGCTGCAATTGCAGCTAGTCCAAACTTCTTGGCAGTTCTATTAGCAAAATCACCAAACTTTTTTTCCATCTTGCCAATATCTTTGACTGCAGCTTTTGTGCCTTTGTCAGAGTATTGAGTAAGAATGCGGGCGACTACTGCACCAACTGCCATTTTAGTCTACCTTTCCCGCTGAATTAAGATGATTTTGTAGTTCACGTTTTGCGTCTTCTAAAGCTTTTGCTACTGCTTTTTCAATACGTGGTCGTTCTTTATCAACAACTTTCCATACAAGACGAGAAGCCTTACAAAACCAATTAAGTCGTTCAATAAATGATCCACTTTTTTTATTACGTCCTGAAAGTTCAAATACTTTACCGGCATCAGAAGTATTTAGCAAAGCACCAGCACTTGTTGTGTAATCACCACGAGTCCGTCTTTGAGCTTTAGATACATTTATACCAGCTTTGATTGTTGCACGATCCCAAGCAGGCCATCCATTACCGCCCCAAGTACGTCCATTTATTGCTTGAGTAGATCTCCAATTGCGCATTGGAGTATCTGTTGTTCTACTTTGAATGCTATCAACTAATCTATGAGCAGCTTGTTCAGCACCTTGTAATTCTGTATTAACTATTTTATTAAACTTTTTTGCAGCATCTTTGTCAAACTTTTTTAATGCTGTAATAGTAGGTTCAATACCAGTAAGAATTATTTTGGTTTCTTCTTCAGCCACTTATTTACCTTTTGCTCGCTCTTTAAGATAAATAGTAATTGCCTCAAGTATTCCTTCAGGCGCATCTATTAGATCTATTGGTGAAATACCAGTTTCCACCGAGATAGCTGCTACGTTATACGTTAAGCTGTCTCGGTGGATCCGAAAGAATCATCTGAATCCAATTCAGCAGATTCTATTGTGTCTAAGAATTCTGGACCAAATGGTTTAACAATTACGCCATTAGATTGCATGCACTTCCATGCTAACCAATAAACATGTTCGATTTTTTGTTCTTCTCCGAGCAATTTAGGCATTCCTTTGCCATATTGCTGTTCAAATGCAACAATGACGCGAGGAGTCAACTTGTATGTTGTCTCATTGCCTTCAATTGTCTTTACTTTGATTCCAAGACCGTCCATGATTTCCCACTTGTTAGATTAGGATTTGGTGATTGTACCACTAATTGGCCATGTGACTGATGCAGTAGCAAGTTCTCCAACAGCTCCATTTAATGGAGTCCACTCTGAAACTAGAGC